GGTGTATACGCCATCTGATGTCAGTACTTTAATTGAATTAAACAGGCCAATCGCTGTTTTTACTGTGTGTGGTCCCGATATTGAAACAGTAATGAATAGTCCGCAATTTAACGATAACACCTATAAATGGTATATTAGTTGTAGGGATGCAATACGGTCAAAGTATTCTTATGTTGAATTAAATGGTTATGATGCAGTATTTAATTATGTTATGGAATGTCATAAAGATAACTCAAAGTGGCAATGTGTCCATGAAGTTAATTCTATACAACGTATTTTTAAGGGTGTGAATCGTGACTTGTTACCACTGAATTTAGATTTTCCCTTGATGGAGGAACTGGTAAGGGAACGCAATGTATATGTAAGTCCTGAATACTTAAAGTATGGATATAGGCTATCTAGAGCCTTGTCATATGTGAGTGCTTATATACCAATTTCAGATGAATTAATCACGTTTGTTATAGATAATTCACATAATATTGAGGAATTTACGGTTAACGCAAAGAATTTGGGTAATTGGGCCAAGAAGTATGGTTATGCTATTTATCCTAATAAATGGTTTAAATATGTAAACCTAGAGTTAATTATAGGATACAAGTCGAATTTAAGTGATGAAGAATTTAGTAGCCAGTTGGAGGAGTAGATTACTGGTTCGATTGATCGCTCTGTACCATATGGAAGTGCGATTCAATTCTATGAAAATATAGCTGTCGGTTTAAATAAATTAGTTCGATCACATCCAGTCACTCCGAGTGTTGACAATTATAATTCACGAGAAAGTTATAAATTAGAATATAAGGGTGAGACTGGTATAATCGAAAGCGTTAATCCTGAAATTACGTATAGGGAATTTTTGTATGGATTAAAATGGGCAAGGGGTGGTAGTAGTAGTTTAAAAACGAATGTTAAAGCTTTAGTCAAGGATCGGGAGGTCAAATTATCAAACAGTAAAAATTCTTTAGCTTTATATGGAAATCTTGACCAGATATTGGTCACATCATTAGATACGGGGATATCGCAATGGGGAAAAGGAATTCAAAAGCGTGAAAGGGGTAAAACTCGTGCAGTATTGGGTATGGATATAGGGACATATTTGCCTATGAGTTATCTTGACTCGTTCATCGATAGCCAATTAAGTGGATTAAGTATAAGTAATCTGTGGTTAAAACCGATGCAAAGACACTCTATGAATTATCACAATGCTCGGTTAAGTTATACTGGTCAATGTTGGTTTATTCCACTTGATCAGAGCGGATTTGACCATCAAGTTAACAAACACATGATTGCTTTATGTCTACTGTTTATTAAAGAACAAATATCATTACATCATGTCTGGACAAATGACTTGGACCGATGCTTTCATGTTATATATAATAGACTAATATTGAATGATGGTTTTGTTGAATCAAGTGATGGTAAAAGGATTAAAATTGAAAAGGGAGTTTTGTCCGGTTGGAAATGGACTGCATTATTGGATACTTTAATTAACATTGGAGAATTTTATTCTGCAATCCTTACGCTTGAGTACTTTGGTATAACTGTTCCCTTTGTATTGAATGCACAGGGTGATGATGGTGATATAATTGTCAATGATTATCGTCATTGTATAATGTTAGGCGAATGTTACAAGGTAATGAATTTGGACGTGAATCCTCAAAAATTCTTCATCTCTCGGCACGTAGATGAGTATTTACGGCAGGTTTTCCAGGATGGTATCAAGTTTGGTTATCCCAATCGTATGGTCGTAACGTTTACTCAAATTAATCCTATACGAAACGTTCCTAATGATATAGGAACTGAAATTCAGTCACTCATCAAGAATTACACTGATATGACTAAACGAGCGGATCCTTTCTTAGCTTGTAATAATAGAATGTTAAAGAGTATCTTCATATTATTGAAACTAGACCTTATTAATATTTTAAAGCGTGAAATAGAGATTCCAGTATATGTAATAGTTGATTATGACGTACCAATACTTACTGTTGCCCGATTGCGTAAGATATGTAAATTTATAATTGTGCGGGATAAATCGATGATTAAACCTGGCACCAATTACTTAAAGTGCCCGAGTCACGTAGATATATTGTCATTTTTGGAATATTATGTGATGGTTAGACACAATAATATAATTAAAAGGAAGTTAAATCTGCGAAGATATTTAGAATACATATGTTCACCAGCTTATTGTGGTGGGATGGGATTAACTTTTCTGAGACCTGAGTTTATATCCGGACATAGATTTATTAAATCAGTAACTGAACTTGAG